AAATTATTATTAATTACCTCGCATTATCACTTTTGTTACCCGAATTGTTACCCGATTTCTATTTCAGATGAACGCCACCATTCAGGTTGAGCTAAAACTGCCAGCAAAAGCAGATGGCACACGTACAATTTATATCCGAATCACCCAAAATCGAAAACACTGGCGCGTACCAGTGGGTTACTCCATCGAAGCAAAACACTGGAATTCGGCAGCAGAATTTGACAAGAAAGTTAAAAGCTCCCATCCACTCCACAAAGTCATTAACGCAGCCATTCAGCAAAAATATTTAGAAGCAAAATCAGAGCTTTTGAAAAGTAAAGTCAATCAAAACGCCCTTACACCAGCACTACTGCAAAGGGAACTAACCGGCCAAAACTCACAATCGTTTTTTGCTTTTTCTGACATTATTGCAGCCCGGATTCGGCAAAAGAATTTCAACACATTCGAGCAGTACCAGACCGCACTCAACAAACTAAAAAAATACCTAAAAAACAAAGACCTTTCTTTCGATGATCTGACCGTGCCTTTTTTAAAGTCTTACCAGGCTTACCTGCAGGGACTAGGAAACAACCAAACAACCGTATATAATTCTTTCAAGGTGATCCGGGCGGTTTATTACCACGCCATACAGGACGAACTAGTGTCACAAGATAAAAACCCATTCTTTAGATTCCGGTTTTCGGCTGGGAAAGCGAACCGTACAAAACTAACTCAGGAAGAGATTGGACGAATTGAAGCATTAGAGTTAGAGAGGAACACACCCATCTGGCACGCACGAAATTACTTTCTATTTTCCTTCTACTGCGCAGGTATGCGCGTACGTGATGTATTACAGTTGAAATGGGTTAATGTGCGGAACGGCAGGATTGACTACGCAATGAGCAAAACCGGCGTGGCAAAATCAATTAAATTAATTGACAGAGCAGAAACGATACTTTCCTATTATCGTCCAGAAAAAATAACGATGACTCACTGGATCTTCCCGGCACTTAGCAACACACGCGAGTACAATGATCAGTTGCTGAGGATGCATATTCGCAGTGTAGTTCCACGAATAAACAAGTGGTTGAAGGTGGTTGCAGAAAGAGCCGGCATCAATAAGCCCATATCCATGCACGTTTCCAGGCACTCAATGGCAGACATTGCTCGGACTAAAGGAGTAGACCTATATAATATAAGCAAGCTGTTGGGGCACTCTTCATTGAAGATCACAGAAGCATACCTGAAAAATGATGACGAAAAATCAAGAGATTCTGCGATGGATAATATTTATAATAGCTAGAGGCAGACACGCAAAACAAGGATTGAAACGCGCCTAATGTGCTGCCTGCATCTGAGGTTGTGGCAAGAATTTAATACACAACTCCCAGATGTGTTCGTAGGGAATGATCTCAATCTCGGTGTAGGCATCGCCCTCAGTGGGCAAGGAAGCCAGTTTATCCGAAAGGTATTGGCAGCGACGACGCATCTGATTCGGATCAAGATAGTAATTTTGGGATAGGGCGCGAAAAAGCTTGAAGAGCGTGCGCACGCGATCACTGAAGGAGGATTTCAAGTGTTTCACTATGTATTCATTAAGGGCATCGACTCGGTACATCAACGAATCCATATCCTGTTTCTTCAGGAAGTAGAGGAACTGCAATACTAAGATAGCTACGTTTAAACCGGCCTTGTCCTTCCGGTAGTGAGGCAGTTGGGAAACTAACTGGTTAAAGTCAAACTTGCGATCCACTTTCGGGGGGGGTAGCAGAAAGTGCAGGTAGGCCCGGTAGAGTGTCCATCGTTCTTGAGCTAGGGGAGAAATCTTGTGCCGATACGGATTTAATAATACGCTGGTCAGCAGGTGCTGGGCCAGGTCGTAGTTTTTCATGTGGAGAGCAAGCAGTACGTAGTTTTCCATATATGGAAACCAATGCCAATCCGATTCATCGAATGACTCCAGGTGCGCTTCAGCGTATTGAAGTCCGGCCTCGTACTGTTTGGTACGCAGGTATGCGTACACTTTTATGTAGCGGTTGTAGCGATGGTCAAAGCATTGTTCATTTATAAGCCCCTTCCCACAAAAGTCAACCGCTTGGTCAGTCAATTGAATAATTTCTTCAAAATTGTTGGTCAACTCCAAATACCAGATGTGTAATTTATAGTATTGCTCGAAAACTCCAAATGATTGGGTTAGCTGCCACAGCTCTTGCAGCCTTTTAACTGCTGCCATGACTTCTTGCAATAATTCTTGTCGTTGTTTAACAGACTGGTTCAGGCGTAGTTTCAGACCTAAGAATAAATGATTGGCTTCCTGTTCATATTGAGCCATTTTTTGGTAGTGCTGAACCTTTTCCAGGTTTTTCTGATAGAGAACTGGCTTGTGTTGCTGCACGTAGAGGTATTGCAACGCTTCCAAACCAGAGAGCAAAAATGAATTAAAGCCAGCTTTGGTAGATAAATCCACCAGTTTACAAGCCAGCTTTTCGGCATATTCGGCGCACCCCTTCGCCTGGAGCACCTTGATTAAGTGAAACAATCGCCGGCACTCGTGCTCCAGTGCATTAGCCGGGTGGTTGCCAGGCTTTGCGAAATCCACAAAAAAAAGATTATTCAACAGCTTTCTCTTCAAACGCTTTTTCAGTGTCAGATAACGAAAGTCAGATTGATTTGTGCCATATATCGCCGCCGCTGCCTGTTCATCATTTTCGAAAGACCCCTCCACAATGCCTTTTAGATAGGTCAGCTCCTTACCCTGCTTTGATTTAAGCGAAATTAACGGGAGTGGCTGCTGCATGTCATCGGTCATGATATTAGCTAGCACCTTTAATTCTTTCATATAGGTTTTATTCGTTTGCTTTCTATCCTCACATATATATATCTGCTAAACAGCTGATAAAAAAACAGTTAAAAATACGTGCATCCGCTTAACGCTCATTATTCGAAGGTCATGCAAATGGCGAAAGGCTCTTTATTTTTCTAGTGCCATAATGATACTTTAGTCACACTAAACTAACTCATATCATTATGGCAACTCTATTATTAACCCTACTCCTTTATTTTACCGCTCCCCTTACAGACCCCGATCAGAACTCAGCGCCTACGCCCAACACTACCTTTCAAACGAATGGAGGAACAGGTGCATGGAGTGAAAAACTTTAGTATGGGGACACATTTGTAATAATGGCATAATGTTTTCCTACAGGAAAGGAAATTATTGAGCACAATGTAACATGTAAATTACATGCTATTACTAAGGACACAAATGGCCTCTTAGAAATAAGGAGGCCATTTGTGTTTTAGAGTTTATAAAAAATACGCTTATATAATCAAAAAAATAACATATAGTTTGCAGCAAGGTGGTTAAAAGATCTTGCGAGTTGCAAAAGTGCGGACAGTTGTCTTTCTTAGCGGCCCAATGATCCGTCGCGCCGTTTCGCGTTCCCTCCACGGCGGGGGCTGGGAGCCGCCCGGGTGGTTGCTGGTGATCGTGTGGGGAGTGATACTGTACGGTGTGCTGAAGGGGTGCGATGTGGTGTAGTTGCAGGCAATACCCGAAGGTGCAATTGAGAGTGGGGGTTAAGCTAATAACCCGTGGTGTGCAATGTAGTTGAACTTAGCAAGGGACTTTAAGAGGCCAAAAAACTGTTTTGCTGTCACGTAATGCGTCTTGTCGATGGTTTTACCGCCGTAAACAAAATTATGGTTCTCGTCCTTCTCCACCATCAAAAGCCCATATCCTTCATCGTTAGCGATTTCTACACGATCACCAGCCTCATTCAAGCGATGGTACTCCAGCGTGTTTCCAGACATTACCGCTTCTATTGTAGTCTTTTTGCCATCAAGCACTTCCGTAAACTTTGCGATGCTCTTTCCTTCGATATTTCCCATATTTAATAGTATTTATGTGTATGATATAATTTGAGATTAAAGCACTTTACTGACGATTTGCTTTCCTGGGTAAATAGCAGAAAAATAATTGATCACATCTTGATCAGTATCACCAGGCAATGCAGGCGTTTCTCCTTTGTCAAGAACTTTAATCGTTCTCATTATCTGTCCAGGCTCCTGCTCGCAAAGTGAAGCCTTGAACTTAATTGTGTTATCTCTTCTCCATTCCCCATTGATGATTACCTTTTCCATCGTCGTAGTGTTAGTGTGAATGATGTGTTAAATTTCGTACATATATACGTACGAAGCAAGAGAAGTAACCGATATTTTGAAAATTATTTTTGTGCTGCCAATTCTGCGTTTTTATCGTAGCCAAGCCGTTCGCATTCAGCCGTCAGCGGTTCTAGATAACGGGCAGGCAGTTTCTTGGGTTTGCCGTGGTCGTGGGTTTCATTCACCCAGTGCAGTAGCGCGCTATAGTTAATCTCTACCTTCTGTGCCAGCCGACGAAAGGAGATACGACGAATGGAGATATCCCCCTTCATCGAGACTAGCCACAGGCGTAAGTGTTCGGTTTGTTCTATTTCCATAAGGTTGTTTTCAATTTTTCAATTCCGTGCCCCGGAGGGCGGTACGATTAGGGGGTATCTACTATTATTCTACTTTGTACTTGATTTTTTTTACGCCTGCCTCTTCTTTAAGGTCTTTCAACAACTCTTTTAGGCTCGTATTTCGACCGTGCGTATAACTCATCACAGCGTGTGCGTTTTCAGCGGATATTTCTTCTATTGAAACAGGAAACTCTATACCGTTGTCGCTATAATCCCTTACATTTTGCCAGCCCTGGCAGCAATACATCTTTACCGTTCTCATTGTCGTAGTTATTTAGTGATGAACTGATGAATCAAAGGTTAGTGAATCTGATAAGGAAGATTTTTTGCCCGCAAGTACGAAGTAACAGCATTAACAGCTTCCTCTTCAGTTTTAAAAACTTCATCTACTGTCGGAGCGTAGTTGCCTTCAATTTTGCCCAAAAAATTTAACACGTTAAGGCTGACACGTCCGTAATCGTCATCAATGCATACGAGTCCTCTTTTAGAGGTAGAAACAGTAATTACGTTTTGCAAAGAGGTGTTTGCGAGCGCTAAAGTAGTAATAGTTGTCATCGTCGTAGTCGTTTTAATTGTTATGCCAAGTTCGTACATATATACGTACGAAGCAAATAAGGTGACCATTATTTTTCAACTTTCTGCAAATTATTTTCAAGCACAAAAAAGCCCGTCCTTTTCAGAGCGGGCTTAGAACTACAGAGCACCTTTTACCCTGCACATTTCCCAAACCCAATCAGGAATAGCCCTTTTGCCACCCTCCCAATCCGCTATGGTGCGGAATGTGTTAGGTGCGTTAGGAACCAGCCACTGATGAAACTCCGTCTGGCTGAGTCCTAGCTGTTTTCTTATTGACAGCAGACGGGCTGCATCATCCTGGCTTGCTTCCTCAACTAGTTCGGGTGCCCACATACAGCGCGCTAACTCACGTTTCGCTTCACTATCCACATCATCCCAACGATCCATATAATTGTAGAAGGACTCAAAACTAAACCCAAGGCCCTCGTTTTTCATAATCATTAGGATCTTATCCAAGATCGAACCTACCTCATCATAACGACGATCCAGCAATTCGTTAAAATAAGTTATGCGGATTTTTGCTGTAGCTTCTCCGCGATGGTGAACAAACCTTTTGAGGGCAGCCCCAAAGTCCACCTCCTTCCTGTCCTTTGGTGAGTTGTACTTAGTTAACCACATCGGACATCTCATTTAATCGTGACAAGCCTGATTCAAAAGCGAACTTCTTTTCTTCCCGACGCGCTATCTTGTTTTTATTATCAGACTGGCTTTTGTCAAACCAAGCTTGTACCCGACACACTTCAAAAACGCCTGAAGCAAGGTCACCTTCCCACGTATTTCTTTCCAATAGCCCTGAAGTTGTTCCATCACTGTAAACAGCAACTTGATAGTTGCTATTAACTGAATAACGCTCAACTTGATCTAAGGCATTTTCAATTGCGGACTTAAGTTCTTTTGCTTCCATTGTTGTCTTGTTAGTGTGATTGATGATGTAAATATACGCAATGCGTATAATGCAAGTCAACCATTAGTTAATATTTATTTTTCGGAACACAAAAAAGCCTGCACTATAAGCACAGGCTTTTCCCTTATTTCACTTCTTTATCAAACTTAATAAACCAATTAACTATCATTCAATCCTTCCTTCTTCGTCCAGTTCCTTAGGAGGGGCACCAGTCCGATCGGCATCTTTGCTTGCAATATGCCCCAAGCCTGTTGCCAACGCAGTCAGCAGGGCCCCAATTTTCGCAGCCTGATCTTCTGTAATCACTCCAAACACTGCCAGAGCGCCTGTGAAAAAGACGATGAACAGGATAATAACGCCCACAGAGGTCGTTTTAATCGAGTTGAGGAAGGGGTTTTTTGAGAGCTTTGCCATATTATTTGTATATTTATGTATCAGTGCGCACAATCCAACGGAGGAAAGCCGAAAGGTGAAGGACACTCAAAAGGGATTCAGGAGGCAAAGACTTAGAAAGCCCTGACCACTGTAAGCTTAGATAGTGCCGGAACGCCTCTTTACAATGCGTACCCCTCGACCTGAATTGACAGGTATCGCCGGATTGATCATCCGGAATCGGCCTTTTCTTCTCCCTTGCCACTTGGAAGGGCTGAATCAGAAAACGTCTGGACAAAGAATCCGGGCGTTTTTTGCTTCCATAGTTAAATTCAGCCTCCTTAACTTAACTAGCCACTTCTTTAGTTAAGGCCAGCGACATTTTTACGCCTTTCTCTGTAACGCTTTGCCAAGGAAATAGAACAGCAAAAACGCCAAGAGTGCTCCGACTCCCATTGCTACCCACGACTGCCAGAATGATAGCCATTCCCTAGGGATATACTTAGGAACCGGAGGGCACGGAACCCGCTTCTCTGTCGGCACTTCAATTCTGTCTTCCCATAGCTGATGTCTTAATTTCCCCTTATATAAATAAGCCTCGGACCTGGCATTCTTACCCACTATCGTAGACGTATCAGTGTTCGGCCGGCCGTTCTCTATGACACTCTGAGCTGCCCGGCCAGCCAGTTCCCGGTACATATCCCGTTCAGTAAGGGCCATTTTGAACGAGTCCCGTCTGGAATCTTCCCTCTCAATGAAGATGCGCTTCAATCGCTCTACTTCGTCCCTGCTATAGTGCGTATTTGCCTCTTTCTCCGTTTCGGTGTGCGCTCCCTCTATAATTACAGTGTCCCGGACGGTAACCGTATCACTGATTCCCATTTCAGGGAATTCTTCCAGTGCTGCTTTGACGGCCTTTTTTGCCAGCACCTTATTTTTTCGCACAGTATTAAGGAAACCGGCTTCTTTCTTTGCCTGTCGAAACGCCTTGAAAGGCCCGCACGACTGGAGATTAATACCGACGAGGAGAACGAGGACGTATAGTTTCTTCATCAGCATCTAACATTTTTTGCAGTCTTTCATTCAATTTCTTATTGCTCTCCACCATCTCTTTAAAAGATTTGCGGTCTTCCATTATCTCACTGTGTTCGTACCTTAAGATTGTCCACTCTTGAGTGGGAATCTGCTGGGTTTTAATGGTAGTCACATCCGCTTCAATGTTGCTCACGCGCGAAAACAAAGCGAACACCAGCGTAAACGTCCCGATAATTGCCGCGCTTGCTAAACCCAGCAACAATGGTATGATTGCCCGCGGTATACCAACGTATACTTTATCTTTATCCTTCGTAGTGCTCACGTTTATTTTTTGCGATAACAGACACAATAACAGCTTGTTATGTCAATTTTTTTGCTTATTTTGTATAATCTAATTCACGAAAAACTATGGCAAACAGAACCAAATCCCCCGAAGAGTTTGAGTTGTTTTTTTGGAACAAAACCAACAAGAAAGCAGGACTTGGACCTAATGGTGATTGCTGGGAATGGCCCGTAAGTAAAAAGGGCACATATGGAAGGCTTCGTCACGGCAGAAAAGATCTGTCGGCTCACCGTTGCGCCTACGAAATAACACATGGTCCGATTCCAGAAGGCTTTGTAGTTTGTCACAACTGCGACAATCGCGCTTGTGTAAACCCGGATCATTTGTTTTTGGGCACACACAAAGACAATTCCTGGGATATGGTAAAAAAGGGTCGTCATAGTAACGGACAGCGCAGTAAAACACATTGCCCTAAGGGTCATCCTCTTGCTGGTGACAACCTTGTTCCTTGGCTCAACAAACGTCGTTGCCTTACCTGTAACAGAGAAAATGCAAGACGCAAGCAGGCAATTTATCAAGCACGCAAAAGAGCACAAGCGACTCCAGCTTAGTATGGCGTCCTTAACTGTAATCGTAGATGTTGCTAAGTCCTTATCGGCAGTTTTCACAGTCCTTTTTTTTCGGTACTATATCGTAGTTTTCGTATAGGTCTATCAACAGATTCGCGAAATCCTTTTCGGCAATGAGGCTTTTTGCTAACGATTCCGCTTCCATATCGTCTACCATCCGGCCTTGCAAATCATAGACGTGGGGCAAGGTATTCCTGATGTTATTAAGTCCGTCAATATTGCGCCGGGGTCCAAGGACCAAATGCGAGTACGCATAGATAATCTGGTCAATGAAGGGTCCGCCCAATGGCCTTCGTTGCGGTTTCTTGTATATAATAAATAGGTGTAGGAATCGAATTCTCCATTTCCAGACTTTCACTGCAAAAACCTCCCGGCATCAGGCCATTAATCAACAAATTCATTTCGTAATACTCTTAGTTGCTGAATCGGGCATTAAGGCCAAAAAGAATATCTTCGCATAAGATGCGATGAGGTCCGCTTTGTCCATGCCGTTAATGATTTTTCGAGCATTCACCCAGTCCTGAACCGTAACGTTGAAGTACTGAGACAGCTTACGACCTGTGAAACTCCCCCGGCTCATACCGTAGAAGCATATCTTTATCGCTACGTCTGCATCTAGTGCCCGTTCCGGCTTATTCACCAGATCAATTCCGAACACCTTCCCCATATTTTCATAATTGTACTTCCACGTCAGCTGCACATACCCACGACCGTAGTACGTTTCGCCGGTAATCGGGTCGGGTTTTCCGTAGGAATGCGCTTTGCCCTTTCCGTATTCCTCAATAGGCTGCATTGTCCTAGCAGTTTCGTGGTACGCCGTAGCTAAGATATAAGCCAACCAACGCCGGTCCCGGCCAGCGGGGGGATAGCCAATAATGTCAGCTACTTGCCAAAAGTCTAAGAACTTTTCCAGGCCCTCAAACGACTGAGTAGGGATACCCTTAGGAAAGAATCCATTGCGGACAATGTGGTAAAAGTGGTCCCTGTCTATCATCTATTGCCAATCCTAGTATACCTTAAAATTGTCAAACCGCGGAGTGGTTCCAACGTAGCCAGAACCGCTTACTAGCATAAGTCCCACCTTAGTTTGTAATTGATTGAAATTGTCGACTACGTTGGTTAGTTCGGGAATACCCACGCCGTCACGGTAGACGGAAATTAAGTTATTGCTTAGAACCACCTTGTAGGTGTGCGTACCGGGTGATTGGTCAAGGTCGGAGGCTGCGGCCACACTCTGGAAGGCACCACCGGCAACTTTCTTATACAGGACTTCGTTTCTCGTTGTCCCATTGAGCGTCACGTCCAACATCCAAAAGTTGTTCCCATCTAAATACCGAAAAGCCACCCCGTTTTCCGATATGCCGCCGCCCACACTAGTCAAGTCAACCTCGACGGAACAGTTGCCAGAGGCGTAATCCACATAGGCAATGTTAACGAGCGTACTACCACTTCCAAGGGCTGATGAACAGTATGCCTGATTATTACTAATCCCCCATGTGCCAACTGCTGGTATCCAGGCCACCGTGTTGGGAGAGGTCAGGTTACCCAGGCTACTGCTGTTGTCCGCCCTGGAGAAGTTGTCGGCATACTGGACATTATTCACGAAGCTCCATACACCCGGATAGGTGAATGCTTGTCCGATTTGCCCCGCCTGCCACTTATAATCAATATCTGTGTTCGTGCTACCCGTTGAGTTTATATTAGAGGTGTAATCCTTAATCTGACCCTTGCCGATGGTTACAGAGTCGCAATTGGTTACTTTAATGGCGGGCTGGTTGACTGTTCCGCCCCAATCCCGAATCAGGAAATCACTAATAATCAGGTCCCGCATCAAGTCAATATCGATGCAAGGGCCGGTGGACCCCGACGCTGCGAACTGATTAGAAGTAATGTGGATGTTGCGAACGTAAGGATCGACAATGCCCTCCAATTTAATGGCGCTTACCTGCCAGTTTTCGAAGCTGTTAGCAGTGATAATAATGTCGCTGGTTGCGTCCAGCGTGTTGGAACAATACACCAAGTACTTGAACATGGTAGCGGTCAGAAACGAACTTGCATCGAACTTGCAGCCAATTATTTTCATACCGCCTCCCGCGTACCACCAGATAGCCATGGTCCCCAGTGTTGCCGTGTCAAACGTTCCTGGCACAAACACCGAACTGGTTACCGACATATCGCCCGTATCCGTGCGGATGTTGTTGCCTGTCTTCAATCCAGCTTTGGCCGGCGCGGAAAATACGCACTTATCGATGTGGTAGTGAAAGGCACTCTGTATGTCTACCTGAAGGAACCCCCCGTAAAATGACGTGCTTTCAATCACCATGTCCTGATTCATTCCCTTCACCACCACGAAGGCCCCGGCGGTATTCTTACCTATTCCGTCACCCTCAAAATGTAGGTCGTGAATCTTAACATGAGGCTTGACGTCGTCCGGTGTTTCGAATACGAAACCGTCGGTGGAGTTTTCGCACATCAGCAACACACTGTTGTACTGGACGGGCCCTAAACGATCCTTTGCAAGAACGCCGCCCGAAATCTGGTTCGCCATACCGCCCGCCATTCCAGCACCCTGGATGCGAATGGACTTGTTGATGGTAATGGTAGATTCTATTTCGTAGAATCCACCAGGGAAGTAGAGTACCCCGTTGCCTTCCGCCTGGGCGGCGGAGATGGCGGATAGGATTGCCGCCCGATCTGGCGTACCGTAATGGTATTTCGTATTCGAAACTGTTGTTGACGCGCTTAAAGCGAGTGTTACTTGCGTTGCTGACGTACGGGAGGCAATGGTAGTAACCAGGGGAGCACCAGCAGCACCCGCTCCGGTTACCACCACGCGTTTGCCTACGTCAGATGTGGCGAATGTTCCGCCCGCACTAGTCAGTGTGGCTGACCCTGACGTCATGGCCCCGTCGAACTTCATTACCCCATCTCCCTTTGCGCCAAAATCTTTGACGTTATAATAAGGGAGGTTCTTAATTGCGCGGGAATCTAGTCGGTTAGCACCAGTAAGAAGCTCTAGCTTAGTTTTTATCGTTGCGCCTGTTTCTGAACTGCCTCCAGCACCAACGTATGCGGAGCCATTCCAGCGATACTGCAGGTTTGTGTCTTTGGCTAGGTATAGGAGGTCTGCTTCTCCGGTTGCAGGAAACGCAGCAAGGTTGTCGTATTCAATGTACTCGTTATCAGAAACGCCTCCAACACCAGCACCTGGCTCATCAATTACCTTAAGCGCGGAAAATCGGGAAGTGGCTGGTGCTGACCCTACATAGTCATTGCGTACTGCATAGGTGCCAGCTTGAAGGTTAGTAATCGGACGGGTTGCATCAACCAGGAAGTCCTTGTCGATCACCAGGCCGCCGCCTAATATTCTAATATTAATAGGAGTGAATTGAGCGTTAGTCGGGGCTGTCGTGACCATCGAATGAAATCCTGAACCGCTTGATATCCTTACGCCATCGAACCAATATTCAGCGCCTGGTTCGCTTTTCAAGAAGCGCAGCCCGTCTTCTATACTATCAATGTGCGTGTCTTCGAAGTGCAGCCGACCATAGAAACTGTTACTCGTCCCTGGTCCAGATGAGGTTTTTATCGTCGTCGCATTAATGTTGCAGTTATAGAATCGGTAGATTACGAACTGTGTATAAGGTGCATCTTCTTCGTAGAAATTAAGCGCGCCCGACATGACGAATCGCGTATTGGCGAACTCAATTAATCCCGTGTTTTCCCTGAAAAAAGTACCGCCGGTTGATAGTGTAGTAATTGTTCCAACCTCGAAATGTGCCTTGGGTATCAGGCGTAAGCCCCAATCAGCCGACGCGCCAAGGTTAAGGACTCTCCCTTTGTATCGGATGCTACTAGCGTTTTCATTATAGAAGTTAGCAGTCAGGTTTATTTGGTCGAACTCCATGTCAATCGAACCCGTGCTCGTGAAGCCGATGACCGTCCCCGAAAACTTGCCATTCCCTCGTATAATCAGTGAGCCAGACGCGGCATTAATGACAGCAGAGGAGAAGGTAATATCTGCCCCTAGAGGAATATAGTACCTAGCTGTTTTGCCGACAATCCCTAGCTGCGCTTGGTTGGTGTACGTCCCTGGTTGAATCCAGATAACATCTCCGTCTACGAATACCGCCTGTGCTGCTGCTATTGTAGAATAAGGCTTGTTGCTGTTGCCCCGTTCGCCCGTGGTATTGCTGCCCGTCGGGCTGACGTAGACCACATTCCCCGCGTTCGCCGGGGGGGTGTAGGGTCCTGCGGATAGCGCATCCTGCTGATCAATATAATTCAGGATAAGCTTTCGATTCAGCTTGTCCTCTTTTCCACTTGTGCGGCCTGGCACAGCAACATTATTATCCTTGATTTTGGAATCAATGTCGTTATCGACCTGCGTCCTAGTTATCAGTGGCATAGCGCGTTATGAGTTAAGCGTAGTCTAGTGAAGAATAATCTTCTGATGAATAATCAAGCATCCCTATAGGCAGCGATGGCACGTCAGGTTGACAACCATAATTGCGGAGGTCGAAATCTTGAGTGAAGATATCGATCCTTGCCGTAGCTGATAAGCCGCGCTCCACGTTCTCAATGTTGTAGGCCCCAACCGCAAAGTATTGGCAGCTATTGATGAAAAAATACCGGTGCTTGCTTGCTGAAATAAGGCATTGATGGGTACGTTGATCCATTGCAGCCGTGCGCATTTCCTGCTTCTCATCAATGTAGACGTTGCCAAATCGCCGGTACCCATTAGACTGCCGGTAAACCGCCTCTTCGACCTGGTATTCAGGGAAAACAACCTCAACGTGTAGCCTAAACTGCTGATAAAAAGACAAGTCGGTACTATAATCGAATCCAAAGGCCTGCGTATCGTCTCGAAACCGGATTACGCTTGTTCGCCGGTGAAGGCCGTAGTGAAGGCAGGCCGACAATGCCACCGCAGTAGGTACCAATCCATACGTTCGTTGTTGGTTGACCAACTGGTAACCAGTGTTATTTCCGCCTCCATCCAACTCGCAGGACGTACTAACCGTTACCCAATCCGAGGTGTAATTGACCGTGTTGGTGTAGATTAATAGATTGTAATACCCGAATCCTAGTCCTGCAGGAATGTTTGCCGTACCGTAGATGCCTGTAATCGTTCCTATATTAGCATTTATCACCACCCCGTTTTTCATCAGAGCAACCATTAAAGAAGTAGGTGAGGCATTCGGATAGATGAACTTCAGTACGTCACCCCCACGCACGGGTAGCGCGTAAGTTCCCTCTTTCTGAATACAATCCAGGATAGCAGATAAGGGAGACGCATTTGCGTAGCCTTGAATGCCGGCGGGTGGTGTTTGCCACGTGAGGAAGTTATTATTTGCAGCCATATCTTAACAGCTTTGAATTTCGATTACTGCTCCTGAGACGTCAAGCCGGATAGACTGATTAGTATCAACCAACTTATAATAGCCAGCAGGAAGTGTTTGTGTTAAGGCTTCGTCGCCGTAAATCACAGTTCCAACACCAAGCACTGCGTCGGTTTTCCGGGCAAAAGCACCACCACCACCCGAACAGGCATCGGAGTGACTAGACTTCGTTGAATTAGAAATAGCGAACTGGTAGTAATTAGTACAGCTGCCGTTTGCGTTTGCATTAGCCTGGGTATCCAGGGCATTAGCTGCAGCATTAGCTTGAGCGTCGGCATCTGCTTGACTTACATTCGAAGTGTAGGCGCCGGCCGCTATGACAATATTCCAGCTCGTTCCGTCGAAGCCGCAATTATTCCGGGTAAGGGTTGAGGGCCTGAAAATAGCCGCGCTTTGAAAGGCGACTATCGGCAATGGGCACGCACTGGTATTAAGCACCCGTAATTGTCTCGTCTCTGTTGGCATTTGCTTTGATAAGTTTGAACATGGCCATTCCGCCCTCCCTGTTGGGTTCGTAAGTCACTTCTCGAATGAAGGCCGGTTGAAAATCAGTATTGGAACACGAATAATGCAGCGCATACACCGCGTTTTGCTTTAGCAATAGAAAATCCCCGAACGTCATGGGCTGCTCGAAAATCACCTCAATGGGGATAAACAACGCGTTTTCAACGTCTCCGTCTAAATTTGCCCGTTCTGAAATGCCACCAGCTACTAATTCGTAGTTACCTGTGCCAGACACGAACTTTGCTACTTGATCCGAACTCCTGAACAGGCATCCGGCAAATATTTTTCGCCATCTCAACAGGCAACGAACCGGGGAAAACCGCAAATTATAAGCAGACCCGGGGCTGATGAGGTTGCTTACCGGCTCGTATCCTTCGTTCCTTTCCGGGCGTATGATCGTGCTATCCCGCAAGCAGGCAATGAAAAACAGGTTGTTATCGGTAGGGTAGTCAGTAGTACCGTTCGTCTTAAAAAGCTGACGGCGGGTAAACTCTATGGCATAGCCGGAGGTGATAACTGTAGTTCTGATCTCCAGCTTATTTTTATGCTGCCGGATGGGTAGCACATAATTGCGCTTGGTATTGAACTCATCCAGCTTATTAAGCTGCTTGGTATCTCCCTGGTTTTGATAGTCGAACTCAACCTCTGAATATACATCCGATAGGGACACATTTTCCTGAATGTCTGCCACATAGGCAAACTCCCGGGTACCTTTGAGCTTATAGAAATACGCTTTTGGCTCTATGCGCAGGTGCATGCCTTCAATGCGAAAGCCTAAATTATAGATAGCATTCAGCCCTTCGAATACCTCTTTGAAGCTACTTACCACCGGTTTATCGGCAAATTGACGCAAGGCAAAGCCGTTTGTCAGGGCCGTAAGCGCACCTACACCATCAGCCCCGTAGGTTAGAGGTATCGAGTCAAGGCGGCCTAAGAAGTTGCTCCTAAGCACATCTGTTTGGCCAGTAACAGATTCCAGTATTCGATTCAGCGCCTCGTATACCAGATATGCTTTTGCAGTGGACGGCGGGAAAATGCTTGCTTCGTCCATAGTGAGGAAGCTCAACTGATCGTCCCACGAGAAAACACCCCTGGAACCTATAACCTGCACGAAGAAGTTGGAATCAGGAGGAAATGAAAATACCTGATCGAAAGAATAGTCTACGTTCGTGGTGCCTCCTAGAGGAGAGGTTGGCAGGGGAGTGCTATCGATTACGGTATAAATAGTCTCACTTTGAACGCCGAAAACCCCCAGCCTAATGTATACAGGAGGAACGGCAACAAGTGGCCCGACACTGCTTTGCGCAAACTTGATGCGTCCCTTGATCCTAATTGTACGAACCGCTACGCCCGCCGGATAAGTAAATCCTGAGTAAAATAGTGGGTTATTAAGATCGTAGCTGCCTGGTTCTAGTGCTTCGTCAATGTCTGAAGTAATAATTTGAAAGGGGGGCACACTGGCCAGCTCGTCCTCAAAGAAAGTGTAATCCTTCAGCAGTGGGTTAATTTTATACTGTGCTGTGAAAAAGATTTCTTTGCTGTGCAACGGCAGCATAATCGGGGTTATGGCCGTAAGCGTATTGCCTTCTAATCCGGCTGCCTTGCTAAGGTCTACGGGCGTTTCGTAGCGGTTGGTGAATAGGTTTGAAAAGGACGATTCTTTGATTCCTACCGCGATGCTGTGCGCTTTCTCCTTATAGAGAGAGAAGTTAAGAACGCCGTTGTAGGTCCAACCCTGGCAGTGTTCAATAAGGATAGGCACGTAGGCATCAATGAAGTCCGCTTGGTAAGCCTTCCGGACGATTTGGGCAGCCAATCCGTCGAATTCTAGGCTGTCGGAGAAGGTAAAATCGTATCCCGAATCATTTTGTGCCCTTCTCAGCGTGAACTTCACCCGGTCCCATCCAATAGGTTCCCAACCGTTAGGAATAACGATGCTATTAATGGTGAATGTCCAGGGGTTGAAGGCCATCAGATGCTGAATTGCTCGTTAAGGATTTTCGTTTTGCTGGTGTTGGTTTCTACTACGCGTATGAGTCCCGATTCTTTGATTTCGGTACTATAGACCTTCATTCTCTTGATTGCCTGGGTGGTTTCTTTCGTAGCGGCCAGTAGTTCTTTCATATGCAGCGAGGAAGTGCCACCATTGCGATATATGTCAGCCAATCGGGGTAATTCAGCGTTAGGGATGCCCATCAGTGAGCTGTTAATAGCTTTGGGTACCAACCGTTCACCTTCGTCGCCGTACATTAGGATGGTGTCTGTGCCGGCAGGTTCGCCGTTGGTGCGTTTCAGGTATTCAGTACCTTTTGCATATTTGGGGATAGGCCGAGCTGCTACTACTGCTGCCTGGATAGCACCCGCAGCAGCAATTAAGGCTACGAAAGGGGCACCAATTGGCAGGGGGGTTACGCTTAACTGCTTTATTATTGCAAGCGCTGTGTTTATGCCAATCCCAAATAGCGCACTGGCTTTGTCAGCAATAGCTTGCTTTCTTTTAATGTCTGCTTGTTTCTTGTCGAACTTGTCGTTTATGAATGATTGCGCCTGTTTGTCGTCACCAACCCGCTTGAGTTCTTCTTTGCGCTTGATGTCATTTTCTTCGAGAGACTTCTGATTTTGTTGGGCGTTGATTTCAAACAGGGCATTGACAAATTGTGCCGCCGTTTCAATTTCTTCCTCCTGCAGAGCCTCGCGGTATTCCTTTACCTTTTGTAGCCTTTCCTTGTCGGCTTCGGCCGCTATATCCCGGATTTCATTTAGTCGGTCGGTGTGCTTCTTCTCTAAGTCGGTAAGCTTATCGTATTGATCCGTTGCAGATGGAATAAGGCTTTCGAGTTTGGCCGGCACCTTCAGCGGGTCTATTGCATCAAGTGCGGACTGTGCTTTTTGCTTTATTTCATCAACTTCTTCAGTTGACAGATCGATAGTTGCCTCAATTCGTGTTTTCTGTCTTGGATTCAGTAGCTGCTCAATCTGGACTTTTACATCTTCAATCTCCTTAGTGATAGCAGCAATACGGGCCTTACTTCTGCTTTCTAACTGCTCTTTTTGCAGTGCTGTAATCTTATCCTGCAGCTCTTTTAGTAAGCCTAACTCATCATCACCTGCTTTTTCGTCCTCCTTTTTCTTGTCTTTGTAGTAACCAGTAATCAGGTCAAGTTTTTTCTTGTTTGTCGCTAAGGCTAATTCCAATCGCTTTTGTTCAGCGCCTTTTTCGTCAACTGTATCTTCAGTTCTTACGCCTCTGTTATTCTCAAAGCCTGGTCTTTTGCGCGCCGCTTCTGCCCTTGCAATAAGGAACTCTTGGGCAGCAATAGCTCTATTTATTTGATCTACGTAGCCTTTCTGGACCCCTTCACCCATCTTTTTGAAGTCCTCTATGAAGCGATCAGCGCGGGTATTGGCTATCTGATTGTTCCACTCTTCAGTGGACGTAAGGGCTTGCTTGACAAAATTGACATACTGCGTCAACTGCCCCAATAGAAAGCTGAAAGGTCCGGCCGATCCTTTGCCGATGGTGACAAACAACTGATCTAAGGCATCGCCAAAGTTGGAGATTTGGCCTTCCAGCGTCTTACTGATGGCAGCCGTTGATCCGGAAACGCCCTGCAAATCACCAAGGGAAAGAATGTATTCCTTTACTGCTTCCTGCGTGTTCTTTACCTCTGTGGTAATGCCTTTAAAAGTAAACTGGGTAGTGTCACCCGTTTTCTTAGCAGTGATTCCGAACTCTTTTAGGCGTTCATTCTCTCCGGTGAAGCTGTCTAAGGCTGCTTCTGTGAGTTGGTCAATAGATTTGCCGGTGGAGTTGGCTATATCAGCCAGCTTCAGAAGTTCAGTTTGGGTAAGCTTAACGCCCCGATTGGCAAACTTTACGTAGGTGTCAGTAAGCTGCTGTACTGAGAAGTTGGTTTTAGCCGCTGCATCAGCTACTTTCTGTTGGGCGATTTGGGCAGCGGTATTACTCCCGAGCGTGTTAGTTAAGACAGCTTCGTACTTCTGGAATTCAGAGGTAACCTGTATGACCCGTGTAGCAAACTCTTTGAGCTGGTCAACGGCAAAGTATGCAACAACGGCCGCGCCGACGGATTTGAGGGAACTTTCCTGCTTTTTTAGTGCATTGGATTGTTTTTCAGTGGAGGAAGTTAGCTTCTGTATCTCCTTCTCGGTTTCTTTGATTTTATCATTGAAGCGCTGAATGGCGGTTGGATTGAAGCTGCGATCCCGGGCCGCTGCAAGCTCTGTAATGCGTTGCTTTAGCCCATTAACGAGTCCGGCTTGCTGCTTGACCGGCTCGTTGGCTTTTGCGGCCGCATCGGCCATGGACTTCCAGGCAGCGGCTAACTGATCTATCTTACTTTCTAACGCATCGACGCCGGCTTGTGCGGCCTTGGTGTCATCAGTGGCGGTAAGGGCTATCCTAACGTTTTGCAGAGCCATCGCTGACTCCTTCCTGGGGGAAAGAAGCCATCCGGTGCTGTTCCTTTAGGCAGGACAAGTACAACTGATAGGCAATCACGAAATTATCTTGACCGAACACCTGCATCCACTCAATGCACCCTTTCACCGACTCCAATATGTCCGAATCAGTCATCTTCAAGGCATAGGCTTGCTTTACCAGGGCCTTACAGCAACCCTTTTCGATATCCAAGGCTTTCTCTATCCTACGATGCAGCGGCTGTATCCCGAGTGCTGTTTTGAAAGACATTTCCGTTCTGTTTATTTTCTGTCAGGTGCTTTTGAAGGATGCACAACTGATGGTGGTGATACTGGTCTATCGTTAACTGGCTAAGGGCACGAATCCCCTCAGCCGATCCATTTGCTTGCGTAAATTTTTGATGGTAGCGCTCTCGTTCTCTATCTCTGAGAGATTCGATAAGTGGCGCTCGTAAATCGCTAGTTGCGTTTCCAGGCTCTGCTTGGTAAAGTTCCGGAAACTCTCCTCTATAGTATCGACTAAGGGCATGTATTGAGCGATTGGCGTGCTCAAAAAAAAAGCAAGCGTTGCCTTATCCTTTTGCCAGTGCTCGATCTTAGATTCACAGTAATCTTTATCCAGCGAGTATGGGTTTTCCGACTGATCAAAGTACCAGACCGAAGCTAGGTTATACAGCAGCGGTACGTGGTAGCAGTAGGACCGAATAGCACGGATATTACCAGATAGCCTGGCCGCTTCTACCAGATTCCCGGTATTGTGATACTCATCTAGCGTATTGAGGAAAATATCAAAGTCCTGATGCGTGAGTTTGTGGTGTTCAAAGGCCCAAATCATATCCACGGCAGCGGCGTACCGTTCGTAGTACTTAGCAAAACCGGACCCTTTGAAATGATAGTAGTCAATCCCGCCGCTAGTGAAGGCGAACTCAATGTCGGCAGCCTGGAACTTTTGAGGGGTCCGGCGAAAGAGGGCGCGTATTTTATTATAGAGATTAATCATCAGTTTTCCCTTTGACAGGGGATTACAGCTTCTGAATGATGATCAGCACCTAGCTTATTGATCAAGCCCCCCATAGGGAAATTAGGTGTCGGCAATGCGTTTTGTGCGTTTCTTTCTGCGCACTGTTCCATCTTTTCCAGCAGCAAATCCATAACAACGAGTGCCGATTCTTCAGATAAGGCTTTACTTTCGTATGCGTCAATCACACTCTTTGCACAGTAATGCAAGCACTTCATTTCGACAAACGCCCCACTAGGCTCACCAGGTGTCTTGCCAAAACAATTAGAAAGGCCTTCAACCCAGGCAAAGGATGCCGTTGAGATTGTAAAAAACTGCTTAAGCTTGTTTATTTTTTCGCTCATGATAGATTAGTTTTCCCTACTGTGACTCTTCACAACAAATGTCGGTTACGTATCGGTATAGGTCGTAATTGAAAGCGAAAACGTAGTAATCCTGGTTATACCCTTCGTGCTTTAGCGGATCATCTATCAGAAAATACTTTTTCAGCACATCCAAAGCACTGTGATTATAGCCGGTTGTCTGAATAGTGACCCCTGACATCCTCAAAGCCTCCAAAGCTGCCACTATCACATCGTGCGTTTCAGCGTCCTTACAGTAGCAGCACAGGGCCATAGGGACCGTTTCCTGCGTAACAAAGCGCAGAGGGGTAAACTTGCTATCCCCATCTCTTTTATGAAAGAAGATGTTATCGTATCGATCATCGATCATAATCACATCTTGACCGATAGCGTTTACCACCTTACCATTGTAAGCCTTTTCCGTGACCGCCCCATAAACAAGGCTGTTTCCGCTCACCTGCTGGCTTATGGCTTCGTTGATCTGGCAAACAATGGATGTTTTATCGCTCATCAAATGAGGTATTACTAATTGTTGTGTTTATTGGCACTATACAATCCTTTAAAAGACGGCAGGGTCTTTATATTTTGCTTTAATTCAGCAACGTACATTTCCTCTCTCTTTAGATCATCTTCTGCTTTAAGTAACAAATCATATGCTGATTCGGCTGCTTTTAGCAACAACCAAAAACGCCAAAGCAACACGGCAATAAAGGATAAGTAAAACAGATGTATCATCTTGTAGGATTTATAGGTTGTTTATCTTTTCCAGTATCTCAGCAATGGCCCCATCTACTACTGCTTTTTCTTCAGCTGCTGATAATTCGTAAGTAGTACCGTAATAAGCCTCATTATATTCTGCGATCTGTGCAGCCCTATCATTCAAGAACCCTATTTCCACGCTGTTCGCATCAGCACTGATGATGTCAAACGACCGTTGAGTATCACCTGAGAAGTTCAGATCAACCGTTGCAATCTGTCTACCCTGTTGACGTCTGCGTTTGGCGTGACCGGCAGAGTAAGCCCCTGTAGTCTTCTTAGCCTTACTTCTTCGTGCCCTTCCATCACTACCGGCACCTTTCTGCTGATTACGATTCAGGATCATAGCGACCGCCGTAAGGCCCGCAGTACGTAGCACGTTGGCATTGTCACCCAATGAGTCCAATTGCTCACGGACTTCGTCGAGTTGCTGCTTATAGTTGCCGGTGATCGTGTAGCTCATCGATAGCTTCGTTAAGCTGATTTCTTAATTGATTGCTTTCTTTTAGTGCAGCAGACAGGTTTCTCATTTCCATGTCGTACAGTCTCTTCAGGTGAATATAATTTTCTATCAGTAAACGAACTGATTTTAATAAAGTCCACTGTTGAAAGTGCTCTGGAACTCGTTTATAATACCAAGCAAACAACCAATGATTTATTTTTAGAATCATACTAAAGAATCATACCGATAGCCACTCACGCCATTGCAATTAAAGCAAATGGTGTTTTCGTCTACCGGTATGCGTTGAATCGTTAAGTTGAGATACTTCTTATAGTCGGCCTCGTACTCAGTACGAAGATCTGCAGTCATTTCCAGGTTGCCATTAGCCCAAAAACCAAGCTTGTAACTCCCTAGCTTCTGCTTCATCATTTCAGCAGCGCATAGGTATTGCCAGGTTTGGGCGAAATGATGCTTGTTTTCGCATAGGTAGGAGTCAATGCCGCACAGGATTTCCGCACGTAAGTTTACCCCAAAGGTCTGTAATCGCGTGGTGAGGCTGTTAGTTATTCCCAACAATGGCATATGCACATAAGAAGCTGGTCTAATATGGAAATAAGCTACCTCATCATTGTGGCACGGATTGCAGAAACACCCATCCCAACCATTACCCAGCATATCGTACCAGTAGTAATCCTGCTGCAGATTTTCGTATAGGTCTAAAGTGGTAGCATCCATGCCCACAAAAACTTCCATACTCTCCGTATTCAGCGTAAGTGTCTTGTTGATCTCCACCGCATTGAATCCAATGACTACATTTACAGGGTCGCTTTCATACACCTTTTCGCCGGTACGCACATCAAAGCCCCTCACAAGCGTCGTTCCGGTCGTAGCTGAGTAGAACTCCAACGAGCCTAGTCTAATGCCGCCATACTGCGCAAATGGGGCTTGAATCACTACTCCAACGTAACCCGCCGTTACCGGCAATAGGGTAGAAGGGCGTTTTAATGATAGTCTTCTTGTCTGATAGACTACGGTATTGAAGTTAAGCTTCTTCACCTGCTGCATAGCACCACTTACGTCTGCTTGCAACCGCCCCCAGGCACGTTTCTGAACCTTTTCCCACGTCTGAACGAATGAAGGCAGCTCCTTGGGCGTAATGGCCTGTACGAGTTCTGTTTCCATTCCTGGAAGATCGTTGAGGTACAGCCCGCTCTTTGGCTCCGGCAGTCCGCAACCTAGCAATCCGACATAATCCTGAAGACAGAAGGCCATTATTTGGGTCTATTATATTCCTCTATTAATTTCATCTGGAGCTTAAGGTTCTCTCTTAACTCTTCATCCTTTGCCTTTTGTTCTGCAATGAACCTATCAACGTCACGTTGAAGAAACGACAAAAACACCAAATCTGCTAAAGGGACTTGATTAAACAGAAAAGGAAAACTCATTTCCATAGCCTTTGAAAAGTTCGTAAATACAGATACTGCATTCCCCAAAACAGGGGTAAATACAGCCAATGAAGTTCAAGAAACAGAAAGAAGGTGATCCAAGCGATATGCGCAGAGTAACAATATACGCAGAGGCCAAAAGGCTTTAACCAGAATCGCTTCCAATGGTGCTCTTTCCTATGCCACACCACCCGCCACAGGTACACCAGCAGCAGATAGTACCGGCCAAGAAGATTTCCCGGCTCCAGACACTTTTCCAGAAACAGAGACGCGCCCGTTACTAGAAGGGAGTAGAAAAGGATGCCAGATTCGGGGCGAACAGCCAGGCTTTCCGCAACCGGAGAGATTGAATTGAGTTGCCATAGTATGTTTATTTTAATGATCACTGTTTAATCTTGATCTGGGTTAGCTACAGATACAAAAGACCTCCATAGTTTTACAAACGCTTCACGTTTCATTTGTGGCAGCGTACCCTTATGGTCATATTTGCGTTCTTCATATATCTCAATGAATAATCCCCCATCGAAATAAACCTTATAGGTGAGCCAAGAGCTGTCCCCCTGAACAGGCCCAACTCTATAGACTTTGCTTATATCAATCGTTTGATCACCAATATCTATAATCGGTCCTTGATCCATATCTTTTAGGTCTGTCATATATTGTATTCATCGGAGAAGTCGCTGCTTGAGTATTCAGCCTGCCCATTGTACGCGCAATCGGTCAGGTCAATGAGGTAATCCGTCTCACTGTCGAGCGTATCAGCTACTCTGAACTGTACGCCCGGGTAAGTCTTTCCTTCACAGTCCCGATACAGGAAGTCATCCACGAACAACACGAAAACACCAGCCCACGGATTCATCAGTTTGGCCGGCAGGTCGCTTTCGTTGCCTCGTAGTTGGAGGGTAATTTCGCCTTGATTGTTTGTTTTCTTTCTTAGGACATACACTTTGCCGTTAGGTGCCCGTAATCGGAATACTTTCTTGTCGTCATCATTGCCACTTATCAACGTGGTTTTAATCCGGAGTGTGGATAGACAGTCAGGAATCGAGGGAATGCGGTATACGTTCTTAGGTAAACAGATCATAGCTGCAAATCTTGACCCTAAGATAAAACACGCGTTTCACGTTGCTTAGCCAACAAAGGAGGGCACAAAAAAGACGGTAGCGGGAGTGCTACCGTCTTCAACAGTTGCAAACTGGAATGTTGACAAGCTTGGCGGCATATGGAAACATTTCCAGTTTTAGTATCGGCACCTAACTTAAGTACCAGCACTTGGCTACAAAGCTTACTAAACTATAATAACCCGTAACAAACTTAGCGAAAAACACAGCCTTATCCTAGGCAACTGCCTTATGATTGAGCCCTAGCATCTGGAATTCATCGTAATGGAAGGCAACGTGGTCGTATCGGAAAGCATCAGCCACGTGCCCATAGTCGTGCTTATTACAGTCGTGCTTATCAAGTCCGCCATCTGATGACGTCTTGGTTCGCTGAATGTCTGATATCAATGTCGGACAGCCCTGCTCTGAGATGCGTAAGTCAGGGGAGAAGGTGAGGAGTCCATTGGTGATTAGCCGACTGTTAACGTAAGACACGGGCGCAGTGAGCACCCGGGAAAAGTCGCCTTCTGGAATACATTGCCGAATTATCTGGTACCCTGAGATATTACCAGCAGAGAAAGCCGAACCGCCATTGCCCGAAGGGTCACCCGTAATGAAGTAATAAGGGGCCGGAAACATAGCTTTCACCGTCGCACACAGGCCATAGAGGTCTAAGCCTGGTTCATGAAACTCCTTCAGATAGTGATTAGACCGCATAGGCGTCTTCTGACTAATAAGGCAGGTTTCCCGCTTACTATTGAAGTCAAAGGATAGGTAAACCGGTTCATTCCGGTTAAATTCAAGTTCCTTGCTTACGTGCTTGGCATAGTTGAATTTGGAGAAGAAGGGGTTTTCGGGTCGGATGATTCCCCAGTTTCCAAGGGCGTAGACTTCGTAGTACAAGGGGTCGATTTCCCGCATTCGGTTGAGTACTGCCGCATAATCTGACCCGACAAAGCGATTGTCCAGATATGTAGTCTTAAGAGTGGTGGTATCATCAGGATTGCCGGTAAAGAAGCGTTTAACAAGCCAATGTTCTTTGTTGATGGGGTTGAAGGAAAGGAATATCTTTTTGCGTTCGTCGGATTCACCGCGCAAACGAATGTCGATCTGGTTGAATTCTTCCTTGGATAGTTCGGTAGCCTCTTCTACCCAAATCTCTTGCATTTCAGCTAGTGACTTGAGCTTTTCAGGGTCGGATACCCCAAAGAACCATATCTCATTTCCGTTGATGTGAATTTCAAAGCGTCCATCGAAGAAGCGTACTTCGTCTTCAATGTTCCATCGTTTGGCAACGTCTTTGAATTGCTGATAGACTGATTTCCGGATGGTATCAGCTACTTTGCGAATGACGGCATATTTGCGCCCCCGGGTTTGGAGGCACTTAATGAACAATCTGGCCGCTAAGAAGTCGCTCTTGCCACTTCCACCACCACCATAAGCAACGTTATAACGGGTATCCGTTGCCAGGAGAGGCAGATACACGTCATTAAAAAAGGAATTATCAATTAGAACATCATCTTCCTCAAGTTGTAGGGACGTCATCAACGCCCCCCTTTCCTGGAATACTTGGAATATTGAGGTTAACTACAATCTTGCGTTTGGGCTTGCTTTCTTGCGCTTTCTCTTTGTCTTTGGCATAGAAACCAATATGTCGGGCAATCTGATCAGTGGCTTTATTGGCTCCAGCACTATCGAATTTCCATTCACCAGTCTCTTTCAGTTCCCCGTCGATCCACTCCATCACTGGTTCGGCCGCCATACAACGGTTGGATATGTCTACAAAGCGTTGTAACACCCAATCAGCCTCTATTTTAAGGCGTTCAGAGCGCTTTTGCTTCAATTCATCTATATAATGCTGAATGTTAACTTTTGTCAACATCGTTGAAGCAATAGAGCGTGCCGTTTCTGCACTATATCCGGCTTCAATAGCCGCTCTAGTGGCGTTCAAGTGAACAAGGTAACATTCGCAAAAAGTGCGTTGTTTATCGTTTAACTCATTGACATCTGACATAATGTTGCACACCTCCTACCGTCGTATTAACCTTTTTGAGGCGCTCTAAATCGTCCCCGCATTTGGTACCTAGATCAATTTCATTTCTGGCCACGACACCGCCGGTTGAATTGACTGTTACGTCCATACACTTCTGGCAGGTTTCGGTTTTCTTACAGGAAATAGATAGGGAGGCAATCAGGGCAATCGAGAGGATACACTTTTTCATCGCACTTGTTCGCATCCGGGGGATGGTTTACCCTGATGCCGAAATAAAGGTAGGATATTCCCTAGGGATGAGCAAGCCGCAGTGTGATGAGTGGAAATAAAGGAAGTAATGTTCTTGCTTTATTGTGTACGATGTCGTACATTTATGACAATGAAAGCAGACGAAATAAAGGATATACGGCAAAAGCTGGGATTAACACAGCTAGAAATGGCTGAAAAGCTAGGTTGTCGGCGGGCTTCTGTAAGTGATTGGGAAACGGGTCGAAGAAAGATTTTACCGGCTTATGCAAAATTAATCGAACAACTAATCAAGTAATATGTCAGATAAAAGACAAGTCCGCTACTATGTCAACGAATTGACGGGCGAAGAACGATTTATGGAAGTAGGACCAAAGTCTACTTATATCAATCTTTATTACGAACCCATTTCCCTAGAAGCTGCATTGAATGCCGGATTAGAAATTGATGAAATGCTTTATCTAAATGGAGTGGACAATGACACCTTTAGGGCATATGTCATTCACTATGGAAGCCTTCTTAAGACTGAAAGTCAAAAAATCCTTCTTTGTAACAGCTGGCTGAGATGCTTGTGGAAGGTGAGAGATAGGGAAATCAATTTTAATGAAAAACCAAGTGGAAAGGCTTTTGTAAAATCGCTTGAACTAGAAATAAGAAAACAGAAGCTGGAAATAAAAAAGAAAAAGAAACTGCGGTAAACCAACCCTCATAATAACTAGATAATGGAGAATCCCTTTGAAATCATTAATAGACGACTTAGCAATATTGAGGCACTATTACTTGATATTAAGCATAATCGTAGTGAACCCCTTACACGTGCAAACTCAGCTCCTGATATTGGAGACGTAAAATTGGCTGAAGAAGTCACCGGATTAGCTAAGCAAACCATCTATCAAATGGTAAGCGCCCGCCGTATCCCTCACCGCAAGCAAGGCAGACGCCTCTACTTCTCCCGTACCGAACTTCTGGCCTGGATAGCATCCGGCAAACGCCTTACAAATGAAGAAGTTGATGCCGAACGAGACGAATTCCTAACTAGCAAGCAAAAATCACTATGAAAGCCGCTGAAATTATTGCTGGAGAGCACACGATTGTTGACTTTTTGATGGATGTTAACAATATAAAATATTTTAAGGTTAAGCCAATAAGCGAAGACGATATTGTTAAGAAAATTTCAGTAAATGATTATCTCCTTCTGAATAGAAAACGGATGTCTGAAGAGCTAAAAAAAACAGAAAAAAACACGAGGAAAAAGATCACATATTTAAATATAATGCTTAAAAAGACTCGCGCTCTCAAAAGATCTTTTCCGATTTTAAAGGAAGAAATAAATGGTGCGATTAAAGAAATAAATAGGTGGATAGAATATTACAAGTTACACCTTCTCATAGAAAGGAACTAACCTTAACCGAAATAGCAACGATATGAACCAGTTAAAAGAGATAGCAAAACAGGTAAGTATGTTTATGCAGGCAGAATTGGCTTGTCCGGGGATAATTCACAAATATGCATCTAACGCCATCGAATTAAACGATAAAAAACAGCGTGAAGAAGCAATAAATACAGCATTAAAAAACGCCCTCCAATCCGAAGACTGAAGGGCGTACCAAGAGCAAATGCTTAATTAAGCCGCTTGCGTAGCAGTATAACGGAACATACCGTTTACCCCGTTCAGCGGGTCGCCTGCACCCATCGGGGCTGGTGGTACGAATACTTCGTAGGAGAGAGACAGGATGAACAACCATCCGGGCGTAACGCAACCAGACTCATCTACTGCAAGGTCAAACTGAAGCCCTGGCAATTCATCGAAAGTAACCCGTCCGTAGGAAGTGTTTGCCATCCGCTGAATCTGAACACCGTTGATAGTATAACGGTTAGCGGTTACCAGCTTATGAGCACCTGCAGAGATTACGGCGAATTGGTTAGCACCGAAACCGGCAGTAGCATCATCCACCAAAGGATCAAAGTAAATCCGGTAAGGATTGATAGCATTGATCTTATTGTAATCCACGCCATCTAATGAGCAACATCCGTATCCAAGGGATTCAAAGAAAGACACAATCCGGTTACCACCTAAGATGATGGGGCGTCCAATACCTTCATTGAAACGATAGTCGGCCATCAACTGATCAATACCAGCGCTAGTCCGGGTGCCATCCGCTTTGTACAGTTCGATGTTTTGAGCAGTGGTGTTGGTAGAACGAGCGTTTACCCCAAAAGCGCTTTTCAAGCGCAGCAACACGTCCTTATCCAAGTCCTGAACAAGCTTACGGGCGTGCATCCGAAGGATAGTAGCCAGTTCGTTCATTACGGGCGTGTTAGGCACGGAGGCCCTCATTCCTCTGCTGTTAGTCACAATACGGGCAGCATCACCACACAGGGATTTAGCACGGTCAACAGAGAATGAGAAAGACTGCTGAAGATACTTAGTCAGCGTGAAAGTGTCTTCAATAGGGGCGGCAGCTGGATCCGCCGCGCAAGTGGGGGTAGTTACGGATGCCGCATTGATGTTTCCGTAGTGACGGATACGCACTTTCGGCAGACCGGCAGCGGTTCTTTCTACGGTAGCGACGGTATCAGTAGACTTACCTAATAATTCTCCTTCGGTGAGTACACTTAGTCCCTGAAGGGCTTCAGGATCACGAAGAGCTTTTACAGCTCCGATGTTTCCAAAGGTGGTTCCCTGTACACCAGGGGCAACATTTTCAAGTGCAACGATTGCGGCAGCACATGCGCCTAATTGAGCCATTTTTTACGTTTTCTCCGCACATCCGGGGCGGGCGGTTTGACCTACTCGGTCGTGAGGTCTACTGAAAACCTCTTAGCCGTAGCGGTTCCACTTGTCGGGGCATCAATCACAATGGTTGAATTACCACCTACAGGGGCATCCGATACGGAAAGCAATTTGTGTTCGCCTAACACCCGATCGGTGAATGTGGCCAGGTCTACTTTTTTATTGGTGGCCGGGTCGTAGAACTCCTCAAGCCCATTACTGCCTTTCTTACCCAAAGCTAGTCTACCGGAGGCATCCAGGTCGAAAGTCAGGCCTTCGTGCTGATTCATTGCCCGTTCAATTTTGGCCTTTACCAAAAGAAGTCCATCCGGATCGTCGAGAATGTGCCTTGGAAGCTTCTGAGAACGCAAATAGGCGTCCAGTTCCCGGTTTACCTCCCGTTGGTGGTACTTCGTCTCCACTTCAGAGATAGATTTGGCCGCGTTCTCTTTCTCCTGCTTAATGGCGTCCTTTATGGCAGCTAATTCAGCATTGAGGCGCTTTACCTCATCCTTATCCCCGTCGGCAGAGGCTGTTTTGGAAGCCTTTTTAAGTTCTTCCATCTTGTCAGCAAACAACTCCAACCGCTTGTAGGTGGATGTTTCGCCTTTGATTGCTTCGTAGGCATCGGCCGGCAAATACTTCTGTGAACGGTCAAGCAGGGTTTCGTCAGCAGTTTTGAGAAAGTCTGCTTTCAGACGGGACTTAACGGCCGGATTGGAAACGGCAGCTTCAAAGCCCATCAACGAATCAAAACTTTTGTTTAACTCAGTAGGGATTTCGATTTTAGCCAGGTCCTGATTTGCCAAAATGAATTCTCTTACTTTGTCAGCGGGGGCTCCCCCTTTTTCTAATACATCATTTAACTTGTCCAGCAGTGAGCTCATAATTGTTCGCCCTTACGGGCCGGTTAATATTGAAAATAAAATGTCGGATGCTTACTTATGCGGGGTTTTCACTACCTGCAGCATCCTCCTCATTTGAGTCCTCTTCATTTGAATCAGAGCCTTCAGATGCTTTTGCCTTCTTCGAAGATTTAGCTTTGGGCTTATCTACATCTCCATCGGCGCCTTTAGCTGCAGGAGCCTCCTTTTTTTTCAGATCTGCGACCAATACCGCGATATTTCTACCATCCTCACGGATGTTGACCCCCTCACCCAAGTCTTCGAATTCTTCAGCTTGAGAAGTTTTTGCAAAAGAGGCATCAAACAAGTGCTCAATACCGGATGTTTTGTGTCTAAAGATGTGGTCTGCCATGGCTAAAATTGTTAGGGTTTTAAAGTAATATATATTGATTCAAAAGTAGTTATCCCTTCATAGCCTGGTAAGCCGCTTTGGTGATGGGTATGAAGCGATGCTTGCAGCCATACCCCCCGGCCCGTACCAGAATGTTTCCCGCGTTGGTACCGGGAATCTTTCCAGACCAACTATCACCGGCCATTTCAAGCACTTGCGCCCGGGTAAATACCTTTCCAACCTTCTCCGCACACCACGTACGGGTGCTGTCTATCTGAACACCTGCGTAGAGGTAATGCTGTAATCCTAAATCAGCGCTTACCGTTTCAGTATAGTTGCGGCTAAACTGATACAGCCCATCATTCACTTGATTCTTTGCCCATTTAGCCGACAAACCGTTTTCTGAAAGCGTTTCGGTGAGGGTTTGCGTTAGCTGCTTACTGGAAGCTTGACCGGACACCCCTTGCTGGAGCACTTTCATTAGCGGCTGTTCGTAGTTGGCTTTCAAGCCCGATGCCAACAGGCTTTCCTTCGTGGTTTCAAGCGTTTGCCGGAACACCTCTCTATAGACTGCTTTAGGCTCAAATCCTTCAACGGCCGCATTGAAATAGGCATTGCTTATGGTCGTGATCCTGAAAAGAGAGGTAAGCACCTCACTGGCTGCTTTCCCATAGGTACCTTTCAGTAGGATGTTATTTACCGAATTGGTGTATTTCAGGCCTTTTTTTAAGTTAGTCACCGTGGCCCGAATGCTACCAGAAGGCGACTTGTCGAGCGTCGCAATAAATGCTTTTAAATCGTCAAGCATTTCAGCATTGGCAGTGTTGACACCAGACGCGAAGCTTTCCGACGCTGAAGAGATCGTTTTTTCAAGCTCATCGATAAACTTCTGTCCGTCGAATTCCATGTCATGCGGCGAAAGGTGGATTTTCTGGTATTGGCTGGGGCGGTTCCACTGCCAAGGGAGGTTCAGTAGCCATGGCCGCATCAACTAGTGCATACAGCGCATCTTTTTGCTCCGAAAACTTCTTATCAAAGAATGTCGGGTCAGCTTCAAAAGCGGCCCGGGCAAAGTAGTTAAATTGCGCTGAAAGGGTATACTCCCGTTTCGTGCAGCCCCCATTTGCCAGAATAGTAAACCGGTCATCTTCGGTTTTGAAGGGCAACGGGTCGTGTTGGGCTGCCAGGGTAACAAGCTTATACTCCATCGAATCGGAACCAAACTCTTTACTTGCGTATTCGGCTTGTAAGGCAAAGATTACGGCAGCGTCCATCTTGTTTCCTACTGCCTCTTTTATTTGCGCTGCCAGGGTTTCGATTGAGAAAGTATCAAACTTACGAGGTACCGGAATATAGGGCAGACTATCCACCAACTGCTTTTCTGGCAATACCTTTCCATAGCGCATACAGGCAATGTAGTAGACCGTAGGACGAAGGATGTTTTCCACCAAATGCCTCGCAATTTCAAAATAGAAGTTGTTTACTTCCTGCCGGTCGTAGCTTTTGGCTACCCCGGACTGTGCTAGGGGAGTTGTCTTTGCGTACTCCATATTCAGCGCCTTCATTGCCGACATTAAATCATCCTGCACCTGCTGTTTTAGCAGTTCGGTAGGTGCTAAAGGCTTTTCAATGTAGCCTTTATGGGGTGGGGCAATGGTTTTGCCGTTTTCCCCGGGGATGCCAGTACTGTCGGGCGTGAAGGTGGTAATACCTAAGCCCGAAGTGGGGGTAATATGATACTTTTGCCCGTTACAAGAATTGCAAGTATGGGAGACGCCTTCAACGAAACGGCTGCCGGTACCATTACACGTAACACATTTGCTCGTTACATACTGCCAGGCTTCGGAGTGTACGTGGTACACCATCTGCACTAGAAAGTCACTTTGACGCTGCAGTGCCTGATTCAAGTAGGTTAGACAGGGCGAAAGAATGCTCTTATACAGCCGTTGGCCGTTGTAGCGGGTTTTTACGATCTTTCCACCGCCTAATTTGAACGCCGGCATCCATTCGTTTGCGTAATGCAGGTTGGCTACGAGCTTGCGGTTTTCGGTAAGGTCCACCACCTGCGCCTGGTATTGCGGTCGTTCTCTATCACCTACCTGAATCGCCTTAATGTAGCTTTCTTTGTCTAGGAACCAGTACACCTTTCCGGAGGCATTGCGGAGGGTTTCGCCGGTTAAAACGCTCTTTTCGTCGGATAGCAGGCAACAAAACTCCCCTTCAATAAAGTCAATGACTCTCTCAGAAGGGAAATAGTAGGGATACGGCCGGATATAATCAAGTTCGTTTGCCGGCGTGTTGGAAGGCAAAACTGCAACAACCCCGTTCGGGTCCGACAACAAAGGGGAAATAATGTAGCCAAATAGCCAGTTCCTCAGGCTGTTATCAATCGGAAAGTCTTCTTCCAGGTATACTTTTAGATTGTCTTCTTCAGCAATCCTAGCAGGCATCTCAGGATACGTGAAAACAAAATCGTCCGCTTGGTTTACCTTCTTGATTGACGTGGCAATCGAATTTACCGCCGGTTCGGTAATCGGGGTAAAGTTCTCTCTTCGGTATTTTTTTTGGGCTTCGGTTTCGTGCGGCCGCGTAATATCTATCAGGTGCTTAGGATACATACCATCCACGTGCACCCGTAAGTCACGGGCTATTTCAATGTTTTCATTAAAAAAGGGGTATACCTCACCAGCCGAATCGGGCGCTAGCTTAAGATATACCCCTATCTGTTCGATGGTGAGCACGAAAGGGGCTTTCTTTGTTTAGGACACGACAACCTTGATACGAACCAGACCATATATACCACACGGATTTTGCACCCGTATGTCGCGGGTATAGGTACCGGGCGTTGTTGGTGTTCCGCTTAAAATACCGCTTGTCGTATCTAGCGTTAGTCCCGGGATTGCCGTTCCTACCAGGCTCCAGGCAAAAGGCTGAGTGGATGTGTCGGAAGAGTTGAAATCAATGCTGCCAGCCGTAGTAGAGGCAATAGTGAAAACCTTACCGGTGGTTTCAACAAATCCGCTCGGGTTCGCATTCGTTATATTGATAAGCATCGGACGGTTGAGTGCTGAACGAATGCCTGCCAGATACACCGGTACCGGTTCGCCTGACTGGTTCCACTTAATTGAAAACTGCCCCTCAATGGGCGTTTTGCCGTCTTCAGCAATGACAGTGCCGAACGAAACCGATGCCTCGGAGCCGGTAACCAGCCAATAGTAGTTGTTAGAAACGTAGAAGAAATTCTGATCAGAGGCATCCTTCACTTTGTCGTTCCACCATGGCACGTTGTCTAAGTGGTCGCGGTCAAAGCCAGAAAGGGTATGGTCGGTAGAAAGCACCTGTGGATTGGTACGATTCCCGTAGTTTTTTCCGGATGTTACTTCAGCGGCCAATGGCTTAGAGGCCACTAGGTTCTGAATGATCGAAGCCTTACAAAGCAGCACCTGCGCACGTACGAAGGTAACGAAGTCGGAGACTGTAGCGAACGCTGGAATTACCACGTCGCCATCAATGAAGCCTAATGCACCAATATTCGAGGTTTCGAACGACTGGCACAACAAGTTTTTTCTAGGAGGCGCTTCTTCAGCGCAAAATATGCTACGAGCCATTTGGACAGTATTTTTTCTGTGAAAATACTGCTACACAATGGTCGTGCTAAGCCACATTGTTTTAGCCCTGTTTTAGCTTAGCAGAAACCGCATTTACGCTCCATTGATTCGGACAACATTTGCAAGTCCCTTATGTTTACTTTATCTGTTCTCGCGTCTAAAACGCGAAACACCCAACGCAGCGAGGCGGTCAAACAATCACGAAGCGTCTTTTTAGGTGGGTCGCATTTATCCAGCATATAGGAATATTGCTCATAAGGAACTTCGTCGAGGCGCTTTGTGACTTGGCTATATTTACCAGACTTCACTAACGGCGTTAGCTCCTGAACTAATTCTAATGTCGGGGCCAGATACTTTTCTTCCTCTTTTATAAATTCTTTTGTCAATGAGTGCCCTTTCTTTTTCTTAATTGCAGCGGTTGGGACTGTTGGTTTGGGATGAAAAGTCAGCGGTAATTGACCAGGTGAAAAGTAGTAATACGGCTTAGGTCGCTTTAAATGTAGCCGTCTTCTTAGTATTTCAATCGCTTCAGGCGTGGTACCATACAGGTGGGCCAACTCCCGATCAGACAGGTGCAGATAGCTTTGCTCAAGCTGCCGCAGCTGTGAGTTACGCCATACGTGGTAAGTTCTTTTTTTAAGGGTTTCCATAGACATTCTGAATAATAGTGTTATTCCCTTATAAATTTACACATTCTTACAAAAATGCAGCCAAAGCCTGTTCCTTTTTCGCGTGACGTGCAGGTGGCTCATTGGGGTGGGGTGGAATAGTGTTTTACCAACTGTTCATGATATTCTTGACTGACAAGAACTTTGCCTTCATTTTTCAATACCAGATAGTGTATCTTCTTTCCAGTGAGCCGATAAATAGGATTGCCATCTTCATCATACTCGCCTGTAAATTCGTCGTCGTCGAATGGCAAAAGCGGGCTTACAACCACATCAACGCTAAATAAGAAAGGGTTATGGCGGCTCATCTCGCGGTGCTTTTTACAATGTGATAGCCCATTTCGTTGAGTTTGGTGACTAAATCTGTTGCTAAACCAAACGGGGACTTCTGATCCAAATAGTCGTGAACAGGGTAGTCAGAATGCTGTCCTGCCAGATAATCCATAGCGCACGCCCTAAGGGCTGTATAAACGGTTTGGGCCTCTTCGTTAGGTAATAAATCAGAATCGCAGCTCATCTCAGGAAGTTTTGCGGTTGTCTAGTGTAATATTGTTCATCGCTTCGAGCTGGTTGTTCCTGGCCTGAAGTTCGGAGATACGGGAGAGCAGGGCGCGTTTCTCTTCGTCGGCTTCTTTGAGTTGGGAGGTGAGTTGGGCCTTATCAGCGAGGTGCATTGCCTCACGAACAAAAAAGTCTTCAGCTATCTCCTCTTCCTTTTGTGAGCTGTAAGCCTTTTGAATGTCAAGCCAACCCCTAACCTGCGCTATCTCCTCATCCTTCTTAGCCAGTTCAGCTTTCAGGTCTGTTATTTGGCCTAAAGCGCCCCGATAGTTGGTCTGGCTTTGTTCTAGGAAGCCCCTTAAGTTTGCATTTCTGTCTTTCAGGTCGTTGTATATTGCCTGATTTACTTCATCTTCATTTTTCATCTGCTCACGGAGCTGTAGGGCCTCTTCACCGAACTTCATCATCGCCTCCTTTACGTTCTGATAGTCGGCTTCTTTCTGCTCCAGCTCAACAAACAGTTCTTCGTTCTTTTCAACTGCCTTCTGAAGCTGATGATAAAGTTGTCCTTCTTCACGCGTGCAGTTATAGCCCTCCATATAAGCTTCATCTTTCACTCTAGCCAGTTCAGCGGCGAACAGGGCGGTGAGGGCGTCGGATGTACGCTCTTTCGATTCGTCTGTAGCAAACACAGCGTAAACCGAACCTTCAGGAGGGTGTCCTGTGAAATCATATTGCAGGGTAGTATCTAGTATTTCAGAAAACTTTTGCTTCAGTTCGTCCATTGTGTTAGGGGTTAGCAGCGAACAGTAATACCGTTGGTGGGTTTCTGGAACAGGTGAGGATTTTGCTCTTTAAATCCATCGTGTACCGCTTGAGAATTATCTCCTTCCTTGTACTGCTTATCAATGTCGTGCAGGAAAACGAGGTTAAGATGATTCTTAATGGTTGCTACCTGATCTTGAGATAGGTCTTTAGCGTTGGACACTTCGAAGAATCCTTGTAGCCAGTAGGCAAAATCGCGGGGTGTCATATTTGTCTATCGTTTTGTGAAAGTGAATTGATACTCCTTACCTGCTGCTGTTTTCCACGTCAGCACGTCGTCGGATGTATGGCTAATGTTAGGGCAATGGCGCTCTATGTGATCGAGAAAGAAGCCGGTTACCTGCTCATCTGATGATGCTACCTTTCGCTTCGTCTTGGTTGGCTTATCGGAGCCGTATTGGGCTTGGAACTCGGATGACTTCATTGGGCGGCTTGGTAGATAAGATGAGGAGATTCGTAAATGTTACCTATCACTTCTATATCACCCCAAAACCATAAACCTTCACCTTCATAGCCGAAAAATTCTGCATCAATCCAAAAGGAATGGTCCATGTATTTCACAAAAGAGATTTCTTCTACCTGGTATACTTCATCACCATCTGGATTGTCAAAGTTGTATCGGGTATCAACTCGCTTAACAATATCCCCTTCATAGATCTCGACGCCGTTTTTATCCTTCAGTCCGGTGTACTGCAAGGGGATAATATCATCTGTGAATTCTGGAATAATCTTACCTACTTCCTGCAAAGTGTGGGGATAAGTCATCTTCTTGGTGTGACCTAGCCAGAAACGAAACTTAATTTCTCTCTTCTCCATTACGCTGCTTTGTTAAGTCGTGAATTGCGGGTACTCTCTCTAAGCAAGTTTAACCGCCGTCTGATGTTCTCAACTGAGTAGACAGTACAGTTGAACCTTTGGGCGTAATGCGCATCGTCAGGGTGCGGGAAAGTGGCAATGAGATAGTTTATCTCGCTGGTCTTCCACTTGTGATATTGTCTAGGGCTACTCACTGCTCACCTCCTTCTCCACGGGCGGGGTGGGTACGATGTAGGGTGTCCAGGCAACGATGTTGTGTGCATAGTAGTCGTGGCCTCTTTCACTTGTAAATACGTGAAGGGGATATCTCGGATCCGTATCATCGTAAAAGTACTGGCATCTGAAGGCTTCCTTAGCGTGAGGTAAGCAAACGAAAACTTCCTGTTCGTCAGTTGGCAGCTCCCCCTTCTCAGGATACCACCACTTCGGCTGCACCAGCTCATTGATGCGGGCGGCGGCAGTTTCTATTGTGCTTAATTCAACGTATGCCAAGATGCCCTCTTCTTCGTATTCAATTTCTGCATCTAACTCGTATTGCATTATCTGCTCAATCTCTTTCGTGTGGTTCATATCCAATCTTCTTTTATTCGTGTGTACATAATTCGCCTGTATGGGTAGCATTTCCCTCCACTTTGAATTTCCACACTCTCACTTCCTCCCCAAATCACATCATCCAGGCAGGGGGTGAAAGTGGGATCCAGGATTACTAAGAAGGGTTGTCCAGGGGGGTCGCGGTCCAGGGACTTAAGGTGTAACTTCAGCCCATCGTCTACTTTTTCAAATGCGGAAATTCTAGCGGATATGCTCATATGATTGTCAGTTGATTGTTCTCACTCTGTTTCTTCTTCAGTTCCTTTTCAGCAAGATCCTTGACGTACTGATCGAATTCGATTTGCTTGATTTCTTTCCTCACTTTCTTCTCTTCAGCGTGGGAGAGGGTCCGGGAGGCTAGGAGGGCTGTGAGTTCGGGGATTGTCTTCATCAGGCAAAGAGTTTTAAGGATTGCCCTTCCAATTGGTAATTCCACGTGAGGCATTCGATCTTCTTTTTCCCTTGTGTTGAGTTCCCGCTTACAGCTAAATTTTGCTGCATGTCCCGACTAAAAAAGCCGTATTTTCGACGGACAAGTTCTAATTTTTTTGAAGGATAAGAGGACATTAACCACTTACCTTTCAGGGTTGGTAGCAACTCCAACAGCCGGTAGTACACATCTTTTCCGGCTTCGTAGTGCCCACATTCAGCTTCAGGGTAAGGAGGATCGAAGTAGAAGAAGGTGTGTGCTGCATCCTTCAGCTTAATTAGTTCCAACGCGTCACGATTAAAGATCTCAGTGTGTTTTAGGCGATCGGAAAAGTCCTTAACAAAGCCGACTCTTCTGTTATATCCCCGCTTAGAAGGAGGGGTATTGCCGCCTCCTTTTAGGAGTCCACCACTAAATGCAAAACCTCCGAAAACAATACTGCTATAACTCATCTGGGTCTGCACCCAAAAGGCCCATGCGTAGTCTACCTTGTTGGTGCATTCACCTTTCAGTATGCTTTTTGCCTGGTGGTAGATGTATTCGTGGTGAAGGGTAGACTGAATCCGTTCTTGCAAGGCTTCAAAGTCAGTTTGAAGCACCTGCCAGAAGTTTGCAACCCTCAAATCATAATCATTAATGACTTCGTGCTGGCTAGGCTTCTTTGCCCAAAACAAGGATGCTCCACCGCAGAAGGGCTCCACGTACTGAATATGACGCGGGATCATTGGTAGCAATTCTTTGATCAGGTTTTGCTTTCCCCCGTAGTAGCTTATAGGTGTCTTCATCTCACTTTTCATCATTTCCAGTTCGTTAAGGTTGCTCCGTAGAAGTCGCTGTTAGCTTGCATTGAGTTCATCGTCATCAATTCGGAAAAGGCTTGCCTCGAATTCTTCGATCTTATTCAGTACCTCCACCATCCCCTTCTTTCTGGCAACCGTTTTCAGCATATCAATCTCTTCAGGGGTGGCAACAGGCAAGGCCATTTCCAGATCAGCCAAATAGGTTTCCAATGTGTCTTTGTGGAGTGCTTCCTGAATGTTTGGAGTAGGCTTTAATCCTTTGCCTATCTTCTTGATTACTAGCTTAGTTTCTTCAGGCAAAGCCTTCAGCATCGCCATTTGGTCACTGTCCTGCTGTGCTTTTAGATTGGTCCGCTTGTTTTCAAAGTAGTACACTCGCTCCTCTTCGTACTTGGTTATAAAAGAGAAGATGGTAGCTTGATCCAAACGATTATAAATCTGGCCATACTCTCCTTTTTTGGCTTTGCGAAGGCAAAGGATGAGGTCCTTTACAGAATTCAATGGGTAGGTAACAATGTATTCGCGGGCTGTTTCAATGATTTGCATTGCAGACATCGAAGGCACGTTCAGCGAGTCATTGAACTGCTTTAAGACAACAACAATCAGTTTCAGCAAAGCAGTATCGCCTAGTGACTTGGAAAGCTGCATCATCTTTGGGGCCGTAGTAGCAACTTCAAAATTGGTAGCTGAAGATATTTCCATCAGAGCCGCAGCAAGTGAGTTGTTAGTCGGTCCATCAACCAGTTTACTTATATCCGAGGAATGCAAAAGCCTCATCAAAGTCTGCTCCGGTAGGGGTTTGTTTTGCTGAATGTCCGTACCCGTTTGTTTTTGGATTTCCATTGACTACTTGAGCGATTATATTATTGAGATTCGAATTAATTTCAATGAGCTTAAATTTTGATCGGTAGAAGGGTTCGATTTGGTCCCACTTGCTAAAGATCTGCTTCAGCAATAACAAGCCATCTTCAGATGATTTACTCTCAGTTATGGATATCAGGTAAATTTGAATTTGCTTCATCGCTCCGAAATCCTGCCCTGATAATTTTGGTGCTACCCGATTGCGCTGTTTGAAGAAATCCGAGTAGCAGGAAATGTAATCTTTGAAAAGTGGATCAGGCGGCGGCTTTGGTTTGCTTGTTTTTTTCGCGGCCCCAGTTTGCGGAGCTTTTTTTTCTTCTACCCATAAAGGCAAAACTTTAATTTCCTCTTCAATCACAACATCAACAACCGGCGCGGCGTCAGCCGCTACTTCTTTAATTTCCTCCTCCTCTTCTATTTTATTATTAATTGTATTATTAACTTCTGTATTATTATGGTACGCAAAATTGCGTAGGGGGGGGTACTCATTTTCGCGTAGGGGGCTACTCATTTCTGCGTATACCCCTTCATCTTTTTGCGTAGGGGGGGGTACGCAATTTTGCGTAGGGGGGGTATCCAGTACATAGATTCTACGGTCAAAAGATCCTTTCTCGTTTTCAATCTGCTTTACCTCAATGTACTTCTTATCTGACATCAGGGAAATCCAACGGCTTATCGTATGCTTATGCACCCCGTATAGTTCTGCGAAGTAGGAATTAGACGCCCAACTGTAGCCTTTTTCATGGGACAGCGCAGTAATTTCTCCATACAATAACTTTGCGCCTGCACACAAGTCTTTATCGTATCTGATATTGGAAGGAATTACCGCGTAGTATGAAGGATTCATTTTCTAAAGGCTTTGGCTGAATCCGAATTAACTAAGGGGTATCCCAACTCTTTGCCGAATTTTATTAAATCGTATTCATCAAAAACATTTGATGAAAGAATTAATATTTTCATCATATTACCTGAAACCAAATTTTCAATAAAGCGCCTTTCAAAATCTTTATTTACGTGACGATGATTAAGGCAATTAAGGGTATGTGCAATAAGTCGCTTTCTAATATTTGTGGACGCTCCAACATAGAAGTCACCCATTAAATAAACGCCCCAGTTGGTATGCGTACTTTTTGAAAATCCAAAGACTTCACTTAAAAAAGAATTATTGTCAACTAGGTTATAGGTGTCCTTTCCAGTGATGGACTTCGTTCTGATTATAGAGGCAGGTAAATTATTTATCTCCTTAAACATTCAATGAAATCTTTAATAGTAGTGAAATACGCCGTTCATAATCCTTATCTAAATGTACATATAATATCTTACGTATCAATGATATTATTCAGATATTTTTCATACATTTGATATTGTTTATACATTTAACCCCTTCAACTATGATTAACCAAACCATTTTCCCAATGGCTAACTTGAAACCAGGCAAGTATCCGCATCAGGTAGCGGTAAATCTTGATCCGGATAACTTCCAATACTTTTCTAATCTGGCTAAGAAAGACCAGCGTAGACTAGGAGAATATATTCGTATTATGCTAGACCGTTTGCGACTTGCAGAGCTGGAAAAGGAAAAGCCCTAAGGACTAACCTGGAATGCTTTATACATCAAAGCGAAGAACATAACGGCGATGATGGCACCAAGGCCCCAGGCGCATAGCTGCACTAGGAATTCGGAGACGTGCTCACGGGCGGGTTCCGGCTTGTTGTCTTCGTTGAGCTTGATGTAGTGCTCAACGTGGGGTAGCTCGTTGGCGCAGCAGTCGGTTTCGGTTTCAGTTAGCATTGTGGTAGTTTGTTAGGGTGGAACTGAAGTGCATAGCTGTGAAGGGGAAATCTATTGAGGTAGGTTTTTCAAACAGCGAATGCACATGGCTGCTGTCTGAATTAATTCTTTTCGAAGCTCATCAAGATTGCCGCGTTCGTAGGTATATTGAAGGGCCGCCCGAATTGCTTCACCGGCTTCCTCATTCATAATTGCTACCTGATGGATCACATCATCAGGCCAATCCGGGTGTTTGACTTCGGCTTTAGCAAGCTCAACACTGATTTTGATGAGCAAGCCGTTATGTACATTAATGAGACTTTCCATATCAGGCGGGAGTGTTAGAGGTGGAACGTTCTGCTATCGTCTTCTTCAGCTTCACAATAGCTTCTTCTGCCCTGGTAGTGTCGATGCTTGACAGCTTCTCTTTCATCGCATCTCGTTCATTCTGAGTAATCGTAGAATGGTCAAGCAGAAGGAGAATCTGGGTTTTCTGTTGCGTACTGATGGGCACAATGAACTTTGCTCTAGCCTCATTCATTGCCTTCAGGAAGGTGTCATTCTTGTGAAGAGACTTGTTGCCCTCCCATATTTCAACCAGCTCATCCATCGTTACCGCGCCCTCAATAGCATCCATAAGGCCATCCATTATGTCGACCTTTTTAGTGGGTTTTGCCTTGGAATCTGCTTTTTGTTGTTTCGATTGATCCGATGCAGCATTTGCATCATCGTCATCGTCAATGTTGAGTCCCAATACTGCACCCAATGCATAGCGTCGCTGATAAGTGATTGCAGAGCCTATTCCCTGTGGATCTACTTTTACAGGCCTCATTATATAGGTCTCCATTAAGAATTCCCCACTTTCTGAGTGCATTAGTATTGTTGTCAGTCCGCTTTCACCAGTAGGAAACTGGCTGAAAGAAAGGCCGGCACTGGCTAGTGGGTCTTGAATGGCATCTAATATATTTGACAGTGATGCGTACTTGCTTTTGAAGAATGGGTTTGCACTGTCTTTCTTTACCTTGCCAACACTGGACTGAAAGGAGCAAAGTGCTTTTGCCAGGTTCTGAATACTTGCTGATTTTTCCATTATATTTTGCTTCGTGAATGTCCTTTTACAATGCTATAGATTGTCCTTTCGGCGACCTTGTAGAATGCCGCTATCTCCTTGTGCGTCCAGTTCCCGGCTGCCGCAACCTGTCGGATAGCAAGAACTTCAGCCGGTGAAATCTTGACGGGCATATGCTTAGTTAATGCTCTGCATCAATATGGTGAACGCCCGCTGCACGTACTGAAACTTATCAGCCGTGCTAGTGCCCTTTGGGAAAGTGCCAGTCCTTTGAGGCTGATCACACACATAGATTACCCAGTCATTGCGGACGATCACCGCTTTAAAGAACTTGTTCATCGAAGCGTACCAGGTCCATTCGTCGTTCTTTTCCCAATCCAGATAGGTGCTGATCGTTACGTGGTGCTTGTCGGCGGTTCTGCCTATCGGCTGCTCGAAGCGGTAGCCGGGGGCGATTGCGGTTGCGTTACTCATGGTCAGCCTCCTTCCGGGCTCGGATCATGGCGTCTGCTATTTTGTAAGCCTTTTTGCTAAGGGCTTCTGGGTTGTTGTGATTACTTGCTCCGCCACCACCATGTGCGATCAGGAGTGCATTCATTGCTTTAGCTGCGAAATAGTCCCGTAGGCTCATTCCATCCTGTCCTTCAGCCTCTTCATTTTCGTTTTGAAATCCTGGACGTGGAAAGGCGAACCCGCCGTCATCAATCTTGTTATTCTTCTCAGAGTTTTGCATATTTGCGCTGTTTATCGTGGTGTACAATTATTTGGAATTGGCCCCTGCTGCGTGGATTCAGCAGGGGCTTTTTTATTTAAGGGGTAAGTCGAATTCGAAGGGTGTGACCGGATTGCCATTATCGAAGGCCGTTATAAATGCTTTGACTGCCTCTGGTATTTCGAATTCCTGACCCCGAACTAGAATGGTGGATAACACCATTGCGAAATCTGTCTCTAAGGCCTCTTTAACAGCGAGGGCAATCGCGCATTGGCAAGGGTCGTCGCGATAGCCTAGGTTAATGTGCCTTTGTTCTACCTTGATTTTCATCTTCTTATCCCTTAGCTGTCTGCTTAATCCTGTTTTGCCTGTCGACTGCCTGCTGAATGAGCCGGGCTTGTGCTTCCTGCATCGCTTGCTGGTTCTTAAGCAGATCATCCATTTTCTTTTTGCTCTCTTCGTAGCGGGCTTGAATTGCTGTTAAGTCGTTCATCGTGTTGGTGTTTATAGATGGATTATTGGAAATTATTTGAAAGGGACAATTTCGCCAGTGTCTATAATTCGATAAGTAAAAAAAGAGGCGGACCTCCACTCAGTATCCGTATTGGTTCGAAAGTCGATCATATTATCTCTTTCGTTAAGTTCGCCTGCAGAACCGATGAACGTTTTGGCCCAATCTGTTTTGGCGTCTATAATGAGTACTTTCATAGTTGTGTGGATTATTTTATTGGAATTGAAACTAGTTGCCTGATGGCCGGCACAGAGCGGCTACACATTCTTCGTAGTAATTCTCAGCCTGATCATTGCTTATAAGGAAGTCAATCAGGGCGCCTTCAATGTTTTTGGTGGAATCTTGGAGCGTTTTCATAGTGTGGATTGGAGTGTGTGGATTAAATAAGTACTGCTAGCACGATTCCGAGCAACAGGGCGAATACAGCGTCTTCGATGTGGCGTCTGCGGTTGTGGAGTTTGAGGAATAGATTTTTCATAGCGTTTTGGGAGAATGAGGTTAGTACTGCGCTTTTACTTCAGTAGCCTGATAATAATTATCAATGTGCTTTTGAAAGAAGGTGACCTTTTTGCCTACCTGGTTGTAGCCGATGATTCTTGCTTTACGCCACCGATCTAGCGTTACCACGCTTACGCCTAAAATGTCAGCAGCTTGTTTTCGGGTGTATTTTTCCATCTGTGATAACTGTTGTTATTATATGATGGCAAATGTATAACTATCGTTATTACAAAACAAGTGTTTAAAATTATTATTAATTACCTCGCATTATCACTTTTGTTACCCGAATTGTTACCCGATTTCTATTTCAGATGAACGCCACCATTCAGGTTGAGCTAAAACTGCCAGCAAAAGCAGATGGCACACGTACA